GGCCTGAAGGTCCATCGCCGCGACGCGCCCCATCCCATCCAGCGCATCGACCGCGTCAAGCTCGCCGTTCGCGACCTGGCGCGTCAGGTGCTTCATGACCTCGGCCCAGCGGTGCTGATTCTCGGACACGGTGGGTTTCAGCATCGGCCGAGGCGGGATGCTCTTTTCGGGCACGCCGAAGTTCTGAATCGCGGCGACATACGCCACCGACGTGCCGTCCGGATATTCCTTGCCGCTCGGCCAGCCAATCTTCGCCTGCTGCCCCTGGAATTGCTTCGGGAGCCGGCTCAGCGCGGCGTTGATCTTGGACGTGTCGAAGCCCATCAGAAAATGCCGCCCGCCTTGCGGAAGCCCTCGCGCTCGCACGAGCCACCGACGTAGAACCCGACACCGCCGACGATGTCCAGCAACATCCGCAGTTCGTTGCCGTAGGGCGTGGTCGAGAGCCAGTAGCCGAATGCCGACTTCACCGGCGGTGGCTGCAGGGTGATCGACACGGAACCTTCGGATGCCGCGGACATCACGCCCATCGGCGTCCCGTTGGCGATCTGCTGCGCAAGCTGCGTCAGGTGCGCACACATGAGGTCGAGCGCGCGCTGCAGTTGCGCCGGGTTCGTGGTCCAGCCCGGATTCGCGTTCGGACTGATGTAGGCAGTGCCCGTGGTCCACGTGGCCGAGAGCGCGACTTCCGGGAACGCGGTGGTGTTCGCGAACGCCGGGAACTGCGCCCGGAAGTTCGTGTCGTTGTAGGCCGGCGGCACCCAGGACATGGATCAGGCCGCGTCTTCGAGTTCCACGACGCCCTTGCCGCCGGACACCACGGCGTCGACTTGCTTGTCGAGGTAGTCGGCCGGCGTGAACGGCTTGGATTTGTCCTTGGCATTCATGTCGGTCGCGACCTTCTCCGGATCCGCCTTGCGTGCCTGCACGGTGATGAAACCGTTCTTCTTGTGCAGGTTGAACACCGGATTCTTTTCCAGTTCCGCCATGGCTTCCTCGGTGACCTCGGTATGCACGCCTTGCGGGGTGATCAGGCGGTCGTTCGCGACACCGGCGCCGCCTTTGATCAGGATGTCGCTGGTCGGCAGCGGCACGCCCTCCGGGTTGCTCTCGTAGTTGACGTAATGCTGATCGTTGGCCAGCGTGGAAAAGACGTGCACGGACTTGCCCATGTGGAAATCTCCGGTGGGTGGAAATGGAAAAGCCCGCTTGCGCGGGCTTCTGGATGCTGCATTGATCGTGGCAGGGGCGCTATTTTCGGCGCGCGCTCGCGTCTGCCTCATGGACCATCGGCGCCATGGTCACCTTCATCCAGTTGATCGTCTGGACTGCTTGGTACGTGTTGAGACCGGCAAACGCGATCAACTCGGTCCCGATGCGATTCTCGGCGCCCTTGAAGTAGGCTTCCTGGTTCAAGATCAGGCCGACCACGTCGACCTCGGCACAAAAGGCCACTTCATGCGCGTAATCGGTCGATCCTACCGGCGCATTCCTCGCGACGTTTCTGTAGCAGGTCTGGACGTATTCGCTCAGCGGTCGGCGCGTCGTCCCGACCTTGACTGCGTTCCGCATGTCGTCTGGAACGATCAACCAAGGAACCGGCAACCACGGTCGCGCCGCATGATGTCCGCGCTCGGTGCTGCCGGCGTCGGTCAAGACCGGCGGCCTGCTCCACTGCGTCAGCGGATTCGGGGCCGCCTGCATGTCGGCCATCGACCACTTGTGCGGAATCTTCACCCAATCCGGCGATGATTCCTGTGCGCCTGCTGCCGTTGACGCCAGCAGGATTACCAAACCCAGCAAGATCCCTTTCATGGGTGATGTCCGTTGCCCTGTTGCGGCAAGGATAGAGCAAAACTGGCGGCGTCACCGAAGGCCCCGCCCGGATGGGGCGGGGCCAGTTGCTCCGGTGACAGCGTGGATCAGACGCCCGAGTAACGCACCACCGCGTACGGACGCTTGCACATGGCCCCTGCGGTTGCGTTTGTGTAATCTTCCACGTAGGACTTGGAGTTCTTCTCCACGCCCAGCGCCTGGAACTTCGCCGGCACGCACTGCAGCCACACGCGCGAGTCGTCCGACGCGCCGTCGTCCACCTTCTCGGCGTACAGGTAGAACACGTTCGCGCCGCCGTTGGCCGAGTTGAGCTGCGGCGCCGACACCACGCGCATCCGCGGATACGTGTCCTTGATCCACTTGATCACGGAGTAGCCGAGGTCGCTCGGGGTGGACAGGTACTGATACACCGCGGTAGCGACCGCGAGCGTCATGTCCGTGTCCTGCGGGTTGATGGTGTCCTGCGACTGCGTCTGCAGCTTCGCGGCGGCGACCTGGATGTCGGTGATGATCTGCAGCATGGTCTTGGTTGACCAGGTCGTGGTGCTGCCGGTGCCGGTCGCGGCCACCGTCACATACGCCGGCAGACCTGGATCGTTCAAGAAGCCGTACGTGCGATCGCTGCCCGAGTTGAACCCGTTGAAGCCGATCAGGTTGCGCTGGATTTCCAGAGCCAGCGAAGCCGAGCCGCGCTTCTCCGACGCAGTGTCGACGCGGATGCGCGCCGCGCGGGCCGCTTCCAGCGAACCCACCTTCAGGCCCTTCTCGAACCGAACCACCGTGCGACGCACGAAGTTCGTGTTCCAGCTCGAGAGCGGGACGTTGGTGTAATCGCCGTAGGGCACCGCATTGCCGATCGGCTCCAGGATACCCTGCACGATCTCCTCGTCTTCCCACGAGCCGACCGTGCTGATGCCCATGAATTCGTCGGCCTTGCGGGCCGCGGTCAGGACACGCACGAAGCCCGGCATCCATTGCTGCAGGAACTGGATCGGGACGTTGATGCTGGGGATGGTGACCGGCGACTGCGCGTCCATGCCGAACGAAGCCATGGTCGCGAAGTTCTGTTGTGGCGAGGTTCGATGGTCGCCGAAGTTGATGCCGAGTTGCGACAGCAGGGCGAAATCCTGCACATCCTCGGCGGTCATCTGCACCGGGCGGACGTCGCGCGGGCTGATGTAGGAAAGTTCCTTCGATGCATTCATGGTGATGCCCCTTACGCGTTCAGGTTGACGTGGATGGCGACGAGGCCAGCCGCGGCGGTCGCGGTTTTCACCACGGCGCCAGCGATCAGCGCATTGCCCGTGGTGGCCGAACCGCCCGGAGCCACGGCACTGAGAACGCCCGTGGTTTGGTCGTACTGCACCTGGTCGCCGATATTGGCGGCGCCCGCCATCGACACGACGATGTCACCTTCGACCAGGAACTCACCCTGCACATTGCCGGGCAGGGTCAGCGTCGGATCGAGCGAGCCCGAAGACGGGCCCGCGGTGGCGTACACCTTCGGGTTGACCAGGAATCCGGCCTCCACGACGCCCGCGGCGATCGTGCCGCCCTGCGTCGCGACACCGGTGGTGTTGGACTTGGTGAAGAAGTTGCCGACGGTGCCGCCGTTGGCATCGAGGGTCAGCGAATCCGCGCGATGCGGCGTATCGGTGATGATCTCACCGATGATGCCGAAGCCGAGCTGGACGTTGACGGTGGATTGGAAAGCTGCCGAAGTCATGGCTTAGGCCTCCTTGTGGAAGTGACGATCGAGGAAGTTGCCGGGGCGACGGGCCGGAGCCGCGTCGGTGGCGACCGTGGACTTGCTGGCCTTGTCCATGCCCTGCAGGTAGGCCTGCAGATAGGACACGCGCTGGCCGCGCGGCGCGTCGACGCCGAGCTTGCGCAGGCCGTACTTGGCCATCTTGGCGAGCGACATCTCCGAGGCGTCGAACGCGCCGATCCGCTTTGAAAGCGAGTCGTAGAGCGCCTTCTTGGCCGCCATGTTGCGTTCGACCTCGCGGGCGAACTCGGCCGCATCCATGCCCTTGCTGTCCTTGGCGTCGTCCTTCTTCTCGTCTTCCTTTTCTTCGTCCTCGTCCTTGCCCTCTTCGTCGTCCTTTTTCTCGGCCTCGGATTCATCCTTGGCCTTGTCCTTGCCTTCTTCCTCTTCCTCTTCTTCGGACTCGTCCTTGCCCTTCTTGTCTTCGTCCTCGTCGTCGTCATCGTCCTTGTCGGTGACCTTCGCGGCCGCATCCATCGCGGCGATCATGGAGAGCAGCGCGGGGCGCATCTGCACGTACTGCTTGATGGCTTCGTCGTTCGAAGCCGGCGTTTCGGTTTTGGTGGCCATGGGGGTAAATTCCTTGGAGTCGATGGTGAAAGTGAAATGGTCGAGAACCGCGACGTCCGGCCCCATGCGCCCGTTGTCCACGAGCGCAAGGTGGTTGCCACGGATATCCCGCTGGACGTAGTCGTAGGCCTGGCCCTTGAACGAGCCCGGCGCGTACTCGTAGCGGCAGCGGTATCCGCACGAGAGCTCCTTTTTCCCGTTGGCGATGAGGGAAGCCATCGCCTCGGAAAACACCTTGATGTTGCCTTTCAGGACCCCATCGCCGTCGGCGCCGTCGAAGTAGACGTCTTGGCCAATGACTCCCTGCACGCCTTTGCGTTCGGCCGGCGTGAGGCCTTCTTCCTCGCTGCCGAGCATCGTGTGGTCATCGACCCACGGCAGCAGCTTGAACGATTCCACGCATTCCGCCGCGGCCAATTCCTCGGCTGGGCGGTACACGCTGAAGAGCTTGTCCGGATCCGCTTCCGGGTCGATCGAGCGGCCGAGATACGGGAACACCCCGACCAGCGAGAGCGGGTTGTCCTTGACCTCGAACCAGCCGTTCGTGTCGTACTCGCGCTTGTCCATTGCGAGCGCGTTGCAGGCGCGCTGCACGGCCTCGGCGACACCCGGGTGCAACGGCTGCGGCAGGTCGCTCGGCGCTGCCCACACGAACCCTTGCGATTCGTCGTTCAGCACCGGCACGAAGTCGGCGTCTCTGCACACGAACAACACGAAGCTACCGTTTACGTCCAATAGATCGACGTTTTCAGGCGCGAAACCGACTTCCTCACGCGACTCGCGCAGTGCGGCGAGCAACGTCGACTCGCCAGCCTCCACGTGACCGGCAGGGAATCCCCACGTGCCCGGGTAATCGGCGGCATCGTCGCTGCGCTTCAGCAACAGCACCTTGCCCTCGCAGACGTACAGGACGCCCGCCGCGACCGCCTCGTCTTTGCCAGCCTCGCGGTAGGCGATGGCTTCCGCCTGCTTCTGCGGATGCCCGGCGCGCACGAGTTCAGCGATGTTGGCGCTGATCACCGATTGCGAGGAACCTTTCTCAAGCGGCATCGTCTTTCCCGAAGTTGAAGACCGGCTTGGCGATGCAGCGGCAGTTCGGCATTTGCGCCGGCAGGCCGCGCACCTCTTCGCCGTACATGACGCCGATCACCGGCGGATCATCGAAACGAAATTCCTTGCCCGACAGCGCAATGTGTTCCTTGCGCGGGTGCGCGCCGCCGCCGCTGTGCACCCATACGAACGTCTCGCATCCCATCTTCTGCAGGCGCGCGGCGTTGACGTTCATGTTGGCCTTGCGCGTCTGGTCCAGCGCCACCATGCGCGCGTGCTTCAGGCGCCCCTCGTACAACCGGTTCAGCGTCGGCACCAGATCCTTGAGGCCGTGGCCGGTAGTGATCGAGCGCATCACCGCACCCTGCACGTCGCCCAGGTACTGCGACGGGATCAACCGGATCAGGCTGGCCGCTTCCTGCGTGCTGGCATTGATGACCTGCTTCAGCCGCGCGTCGATGAAACTGGTGTTGACCTCGAAGTCCTTGCTGATCTGGCGCAGCGACATCCCGAGCGTGACCGCGGAGTGCCGCAACGTACGGCGCACCATCCGATCGGCCAGCTTCTGGCCGAGCTTGCCGAAGATCGACTCCCACTTCTTCGACAGCGCGTTCAGGCGTATTCGCGCCTGGTACGAACCGTCCGCGCCGTCCTGTCCGTATTTCGGACCGTCGTAGCCGGCCTTGGTCAGCGCCGCGATCATCTCGCGCTTGGTCTGCTTCGCCATGCGCTCCAGCGCAGCGCGAAGCTCGTGGTAGATGTCGGCGCCGATCCCGACGGCCGGGCGCAAGTCACCACCGACCGCACCCTCGGGGTCAATCGTCTTCCTGGTCGTCTTCGTCGGCATCGATGTCGCTCAAGCCCAGCGAGTGGTAGCCGCTGTCCTT